ACTTTCATTTAAAGGTGTAATTTTAGATTTAAAAACTTTTCCCTGACAGTTTCCCATTTTATAATACAAACTTTAATATTTATCTTTTTAAATAAATCAAATTTAAAAATAATTTTATATGTAATATAATATAAAAATGTCTGAAGAAAATGTTAATATGGAAGTCCTTGAACCTGAATTTGAAGATGAACAGGAACCCGAACCCGAATCAATTCCTGAAGAAGTAGAACCTGAACCTGAACCTGAACCTGAACCTGAACCTGAACCTGAACCTGAACCTGAACCTGATTCAATTCCGGAAGAAGTAGAACCTGAACCTGATTCAATTCCTGAAGAAGTAGAACCTGAACCGGAACCTGAACCTGAACCTGAACCTGAACCTGAACCCGAACCTGAACCTGAACCTGAACCTGAACCCGAACCTGAACCTATTGTAGAAGCTATTGTAGAACAATCTGCTGAAGAAACAAATCCGGATATTGGAAAACAATATTCTGTAGATTTACTTAAAGAATGTTTAATAAATTGGCTTTCGGGAAATATAAGTAGAAAGAGTTTTTCTTATACTTTAGAAAATAATAGAGTTAATAAAGAAAATGATGAAACACTAAATAAAATACTCGAAATCATGAATTTATGGTTCTCGGGTGAAAAAAATAGTGAAATTGTGAGTAAATTACAAAATATAAATAATTATGATTTAAAATCTAAAAAAGAAATAGAAAAAAATAAATTGAAATTAGTAGTTAATGGTTTTATTAATTTTTCTTTAAGAAAAATTAATAGTAAAGAAATAAAAAATTTATTAGAATAAAACTTTAATTATAACTTTTTTAAAATTATAACTTTTCATTATTTAATTATAAAATAATTATTTAGTTAGAGTATGCGAGGCCTCCCATACCACTCATAATGCGGAGAACGTTGTAGTTGACAGCATAAACATCATAATTTTGGGATGCTGATGCATCCTCCTCTACGAGTTGAGCATTATCAATACGAGAAAAGTTACATGTTCCCGATGGTTGATGTTCTTCTGGTTTAAGGGCGAAAGAATAAACCCCAATTTTGTCTGCCTTACCTACGGGGGATCCAGTATGATGTTGCCATAATTGAGCACGAGTAAAGTATTTAGTATTTCTTTGTGAAAAACGATCATGTCCATTTAATTTAAGAATCCAGTTTGCAGAGTGATCAATATCACTATCTAATGCTATTTCAGCGGCGGCAACGTTTGCCCCAAAATTGTTTCCAGTTGGAAAACTTCTTTGAACACTCCAAATTAATTCTTTAACTGGGTGGTTAAAGTTAAGAGTCATTGATCCACCCCCGGTGTAAGAAGAATGTTGAACTTGTTCAATTAAGTATTCATGGGAAACTTGAGCAAATCTACGCCTTTCATCGGTATCAAGGTAGATGTAATCAGCAAATAATTTAAAAGTTGGCATCACCCCGCTGACAACACCACCTTCAGTTGCCATAACAAGACCGGATGTCCCTTCACGAACCAAGTTCACTATCGCATCAAATGTAACTTTTACTTTGACTTCGTGATATTGAAGGGCAATAAGAGGTAAAGCAAGACCAGGGTTTCTGCAGAACCAGAATTGAAGTGGGACAAAAATATGAGCATCGGCTTCATCTTCAGCTGAGGAAGACGGAGTGGCATCCCATGCGCCTGTTTCTGTAGATGACCCGCCGTCAGCAGCAGTGCCAAGGACTACAGCATTACCATTACCACTCATCTTATTAAAAAGAGTTCCAGTTGCTCCAGTTGGATTAAATTCAGATAATTGAGACCATGTCGACATCCAGTGTCCATAATGTCTATCAATTCTTTGACCACCAATTTCAAGTTCAACATCTTTCATTAGACGGTGCCCGTAGTCATTTAATATAGCAAGAGAACCCGTCGCAGAGTTGGGTCCCTCGAATGTTACCGAATGTTCTAGATACATTCTATGGACAAGGTCACCATTTCTGGAAATAGTTGCTGTTACTGATTGACCAAAGTCCGCTGTTCCATTGAAGGTTTGTTCAATAGCTTCCATTGAAAAGTTAGTGTGTCTGCGATAGACAACTTTAAAGAAAGTGATTTGTGGGTTACCCGTAAGGTAAATATCCTGAGCACCATAAGCGACAAGTTGCATTAATCCTCCTCCCATAGTTATTTTATACAATATACTTAGAAAAAAAAATAAGAATTTATTTTTTTTTATGAAAAACTTAATATTTTAAAAAAGTTATTATAAGATTGTTAATAATTTAATAAAATAAACAATTACTTAGTTAGAGTATGCTAGACCACCCATACCACTCATGATACGGAGGACATTGTAGTTGACGGCATAGCAGAAACCGGCCGTTCTAGTAAGTGAATTTGTAATAACAGCATTATCAATACGGGAGAAATTGCAAGTTCCCGAAGGTTGATGTTCCTCGGGCTTGAGGGCAAAAGAGTATACCCCAATTGAATCTGCCGCTGTGACACCCCCATATCCTGTGTGGTGTTGCCATACTTGAGCACGGGTAAAGTATTTGTAATGACGGGAAGAGAAACGTTCGTGTCCATTAAGTTTAAGACCCCAGTTTCCACCTCCAATGTTGGTAGTAATAGTATCGGCCGAAGCACCAGATGAAAAGATTAATTCTTTAACAGGATGATTGAAGTTAAGGACTTCATCTGTGGTGCCAGCAGAGAGGCTTTGTTCTTGAACTTGTTCAATCAAGTATTCGTGGGAAACTTGGGCAAACCTACGTCGTTCATCAGTATCAAGGTAAATGTAGTCAGCGAATAACTTAACATCAGTAGTTCCTGCCAAGGTGTTGGTGGTTGATCCAAAAGTGAGAACTACTTTAACTTCGTGATATTGAAGGGCAATTAAAGGTAAAGCAAGACCAGGGTTTCTGCAGAACCAGAATTGAAGTGGGACAAAGTAACGCCCTGCTGCACCCGTGTGCGACGCAACTCCGCCAGCACGAGCCATAAGTTGATATTTGGTTGCGCTCCCTGGTGCGGCCACTGCATCTTGCGCAACAGAAACACCTGTAGGATTAGGTTCAGTTAATTCAGCCCAAGTTTCCATCCAGTGTCCAGTGTGTTTATCAATTCTTTGACCACCAATTTCAAGTTCAACATCGCCAACAATAGTATTTCCATGATTACTAAGCATCGGAGTGCCAGCAGCAGAAACATGTTCTAAATACATTCTGTGGACAAGGTCACCATTTCTGGAAATGGTTGCCGTTACACGGTTTCCTTCATTAACAGTTCCGTTCCAGGTTTGTTCAATAGCTTCCATTGAAAAGTTAGTGTGTCTGCGATAGACAACTTTAAAGAAAGTGATTTGTGGGTTACCCGTAAGGTAAATATCCTGAGCACCATAAGCGACAAGTTGCATTAATCCTCCTCCCATTGTTTTTTATACTTTATACTTAGAAAAAAATTTCAGAAAACGCAATTAATTTAATTTGAATAAGCCAAACCACCCATTCCATTTTTTATTCTTAAAACATTATAATTCAAAGCATAAACGGTGAGAGGATCATCATAATTAGAACTTACTATATCATCAAATACTAATTTAATATCATCAATTTTAGAAAAATTACATGTTCCCGAAGGTTGATGTTCTTCCGGATTTAATGCGAATGAATAGCAATTTATATTTTTCTTTAAATTAGATGTCCTTGATTTATTTTTGGTGTATCTGCCTATAACATCCATAGAAACTATATAAACCTCACTTTGGTTAAATGTGATACCAAAATTAGGAGAAACTTTAATAATTGTATGGGTCCCAGGAAAAATATTGTTATTTTCTATTTCTTTTACTTTTGTCATAAACGATATTGATTTTTGTCCTAATTCCGGCCCAGAAGCATCCGGATCTTTTAATGAAATTGATACCATTAATATATCCCCAATTTCTAAATTTAATGGAAATTGTAATGAACTATCATGTTCAAAGGTTATTGTAGACTATATTTGAGTAGGTGTAGATGTAGATTCGTTTAAATGTGAATTAATCATAACTCTCCTCGTAAGCGGGGGGGTTTGTGTGGTAAATTCAGAATAAATGTCCCATGTGAAAGCATACTTATTAGATGACACCATATTATCAACTTCTTGTATTTGATTATAAGTTAGTGGGATAGGATTTATCAATTCTAAAGTATCTCTTTCTTTAATGTTAATCCCAGGTATAGATGTAAAATGCTCATATGGTTGTTTTAATTGAAAATATTCTTTAGATTGTTTATAAAATCTTTCACTACCATTTAAAAATATAGATGCTTTCTGAGATGAAATTAAATCTTTCTCAGTCCAAAAAAGAGACTTAACAGGATGGTTAAAAGTTAAATCAAAACTTCTATTATTCTGTGTATATTCTTTAAATTGAAGCTGTTCAATTAAATACTCGTGCGTTGATTCTGCAAACCTTTTTCTTTCATCCCCATCCAAAAATATATAATCACACCATACTTCACAAGAAACAGAGTCATTATTTCCTTCTTTTCTATTTATCTCGCTATTAAAACCCCATTTAAATTTCATCATAATATCATGATATTGTAAAGCTATCAATGGTAGTGCTTGTGAATCTTCATTACAGAAAAAAAATCTTAATGGAACAATTATTTTATTTTGAAAATTTTGAATATTTTCTCCACCAGAATCTTTATCAAAATTATTATCATAACCACCAGTCATATATTTAAATCCTGATTTTTTAGATTCTGGTGTATATAGTTCACTATATATATCCAACCATTCTCCAGTGTGTTTATCTATCAATGTTCCACCAATAACTAATTCTACTTCTCTGATAAGTTTATTACCCCTAATACCATAATTATTTTGATCACATGAAACATATACATCTTTTAATAAATCTCCGTTTCTAGAAACAGTCACCACACCAATGGTCTCACCTTCTTCCGTATCTTTTACTCCATCAATAACTTGTTCAATAGTTTCTATAGCAAAATTAGAATGCCTTCTGTAAACTGCTTTAAAAAAAGTGATTTGTGGATTGCCTGTTAAATATTCATCTTGAATACCAAGTGAAACAAGTTGTATTAATCCTCCTCCCATATTTATATTATTAAATATATAATTAAATTTTAAACATTATTTAAAAGGAAAATATTTAAATAAATAATATTTATAAGTTTAAAAGATTAATGTCAGAATTTCCATCAGAAGTTTTTGCCCAGAGAATAGAATGTAAGGGTGCTATAGATATAGGAGAGTTAAATAATATCAATATGGCCCCTAACAAAATTGTTGATATGGGGGCGAACACAGTTAGAAATGTAGCTGACCCTAGAGATGGTATTTCTGGTTATCAAGATGCTGCTACAAAAAGATATGTTGATACAATCTTTCCTTCACGATTTCTAGATTGGTTAAATAATGCTGTCCCACAAGAAATAGGAATTAATACTAGCCCTCAGTTCGTTAATATGACATTAACAAATGACCTTTCTGTTCAAAGGACAACAACAACAGATAATCTATTTGTCAAAAATAATTTAATAGAAATAAATAATTCAATTACATCAAATACAAATGATTCTGGATTAGTAATTGAGAGAGGAAATACTGGTGATAATCTTTTTATAGGATGGGATGAATCAGAAGATAAATTTGTAATGGGTAGTGGAACATTCACAGGTAGTTCTGAAGGTAATTTATCAATTACAAAAGGGACATTAATAGCTAATTTAGATGGAAATATAACAGGAAATGCAGAAACAGTAACAAATGGAATTTACACCACGAGTAGTGTTGCTGAATTATCTGATATAACAAGTGTCGGTTCTGGAGCAATTATTAGTGATGAAGAAAGATCAAAGTTAAATAATATAGAAGCTGGAGCCGATGTTACTGATTTTGATAATGTTTCTGCTGCAGGAGCATTTATGAGTGCTAATTTAAATAATACACGAGGATCACTTTTAATAGGAAATGGAACAGAACCTGTTAAATATCTTCTTGGAGATGCTAATAAAGTTTTAACTAGTGATGGAACTGATGCTGTATGGGGAAATATTACAAATGATATGTTAAGTGGTTCAATATCAAATGATAAATTAACAAATAGTTCTTTAACAATTAATAGTGGTTCAGGTTTGATAAATGGTGGATCAGTTTCTCTAGGAGGTAACTTAACTTTAAACCTTAATCCAGATAATAGTAGTATTGAGATTAATTCTCAAAATAATCAAATAAGGGTGAAAAACGGAGGAATTACAAATGATATGTTAGATGGTTCTATATCAAATGATAAATTAACTAATAATTCTTTAACTATAACAAGTGGTTCTGGTCTAAGTGGTGGGGGATCAATTACATTGGGAGGAAATCTAAATTTAGATGTAAATGTTGATGATAATAGTATTGAAATAAACAATGATACATTAAGAGTAAAAAATGCCGGAATAACAAATGATATGCTTTCGGGTTCTATAAGCAATAGTAAATTAACAGATAGTTCAATAACATTGGGAACTACAGAAATTTCATTAGGTTCTTCATCAACTAGTTTATCTGGTATAGAATCACTTGAAATAGATGGCTCAAATGGTTTAAAACTTAAAAATGGAAACAGCACTTCAGGATTTATTGATTTATATGAAAATTCTGATAATGGTGAAAATAAAGTAAGGGTGATCGGACCATCTAGTATAGAATCAAATGTAACTTTAACATTACCATCTGTCACAGGAACATTATTATCTTCTAATGAAACTGGTTCTATTACAAATAATATGTTAGAAGGATCTATCACAAACAGTAAATTATCAAATAGTAGTATAACTATTAATGCTGGATCAGGTTTAAGTGGTGGTGGTGTTACAAATCTAGGTAATTCATCCACTCTTGATGTTAACGTTGATAATAGTAGTATTGAAATAAATAATGATACTTTAAGAGTAAAAAATAGTGGAATTACAAATGATATGCTTTCTGGTTCCATAACAAATGATAAATTAACATCATCATCCATATCTATTACAGCCGGGAGTGGTTTAAATTCTGGTGGTTCTGTTTCTCTCGGTGAAAATGTAACTTTAGAAGTATCTGTTGATAATAGTAGTATTGAAATAAATAATGATTCATTAAGAGTAAAAACTAATGGAATTACAAATGATATGCTCTCTGGTTCTATTTCAAATGATAAATTAACTAATAACTCTTTAACTATAACAAGTGGTTCCGGTTTAACTGGTGGTGGAAGTGTAGAATTAGGTAATTCTTCTTCTTTATCTGTGGACGTAGATAACAGTAGTTTAGAGATTGACTCAACTACTCAAAAAGTAAAAGTTAAAAATGGTGGTATCACAAATGATATGTTAGCGGGATCAATTGATTTAAGTTCAAAAATAACAGGAACATTAGGTATATCATCACTACCAACTAAAAACGAAAATAATATGAATTCAAATAGTTCCACACACGTTCCAACACAAAGTTCTGTAAAATCCTATGTTGATTCAGAAATAGCTGATTTAATTAGTTCATCTTCAGAAACACTTACAACCTTAAATGCTATATCATCTCTTTTAAATGAAAATTCAGGGACTCTTGATGCTTTAAATACAAATATAGGATCAAAATTAGCAAAAGATAGTAATCTTTCTGATCTAACAAATGCTTCAACAGCAAGGACAAATTTAGGAGTAGACGCCGCCGGGACAGATAATTCTACAGATGTAACTCTTGCTTCAGTATCATCAACAGATAACTATTTAACTATAAATAATCAAGAAATAACTTCTGGTATTGTTCCAATTTCACTTGGAGGAACAGGGACAAATACTCTAAATAATCTCATATCATTGGGAACCCATACAACAGGAAACTACGTTTCAACAATCGGAGATGCGGGAAATTCTCGAATAACTATAAATGGCTCTGGTTCTGAAAGCTCTAATGTAACCCTTGATATTAGTAACAATGCAATTGGACTAGATCAGATGAGTGGAATAACTCGTGGAAGTTTAATTGTTGGTGATTCAAACAACGATCCAAGTTATTTATCAATAGGAACAGCAAATAAACTTCTAAGTAGCGATGGAACAGATTTATCTTGGTCACAAGTAACAAATGATATGCTTTCTGGTTCTATTACAAACAATAAGTTAAATAATAGTTCAATAACAATTGGAGATACTGTTATATCTCTTGGAGAAACAACCAGTTTAATAGAAGGAATTAATGGAGTTACTATAGATGGAAGCGAAGGACTAAAACTTAAAAATGGAAACACTGGACCAGGGAAAATAGAATTTTATGAAAGAACTACTTATGGTAATAATAAAGTAACATTAAAAGGACCGGATTCTACTAATGATGTAACACTTTATATTCCACCAAGAGGAGGAACTATAATAACAAGTGGAGATACTTCAACAATAACAAATGATATGTTGAATGGAGCAATTACAAATGATAAATTAGAAAATCAAAGTATAACTGTAACAGCAAGAAACGGATTAAGGAATGGTGGAACAGTTTCTTTAGGTGGAACAGTTGTCCTTGATGTTAATGTAGACGATAATACCATTGAAATTAATAATGATGCTATAAGAGTTAAAAATGGTGGAATTACAAATGATATGCTTTCCGGATCAATTTCAAATAGTAAATTAACTAATAGTTCTTTAACAGTAACAGCCGGAAATGGGTTAAGTGGGGGAGGAACAGTTAATTTGGGAAATACAATATCTTTAAATGTTAATGTAGATGATAGTAGTATTGAACTTAATTCAAATTCTTTAAAAGTTAAAAATAGTGGAATCACGAATGATATGCTTAATGGAAGTATTTCAAATAATAAATTAGAGAACAATTCCGTTACAATTGGTAATACTGAATTATCTTTAGGTAGCACATCCACCTCTTTTTCTGGAATAACTTCAATGACTATTGATGGTTCAGATGGATTAAAACTTAAAAATGGAAATACCAGTTCAGGAAAAATAGAATTTTATGAAAACTCTGATAATGGTGAAAATAAAACAACTCTTAAAGGACAAGAAAGTGTAGATGATATAACAGTTACTCTACCAAATGTAGCTGGGACATTAATATCATCGGGAGATACAGGGACTATTACAAACAATATGTTAAATGGTTCCATTTCAAATGATAAACTTGTTAATAAATCAATTTCTTTAGGCGGTGTATCTGTTAATCTAGGAGAAAGCGATAATACACCGGCTTTTAATTTAACTGATTCAACAAATTATCAAACTTCTAACCTCGTTGGAACAATTACAAATAATCAACTATCAGGTTTTATTTCAAATGATAAATTAACTAATAACTCTTTAACTGTAACAAGTGGTCCTGGTTTAATTGGTGGTGGAAGTGTAGAATTAGGTTCTTCTTCTTCTCCAATATCTGTAGATGTAGATAACAGTAGTTTAGAAATCGACTCAACTACTCAAAAAGTAAAAGTTAAAAATGGTGGTATCACAAATGATATGTTGGCTGGATCAATTGAAAGTTCAAAAATAACAGGAACACTTCCAATTTCTTCTTTCCCTATAAAAGATGAAAATAATATGATTTCAAATAGTTCTGACCATGTTCCAACTCAAAGTTCTGTTAGAGCATATGTAGATAATAATTTATCTTCTTTAGTTAATTCAGCACCAGAAACACTTGATACTCTAAATGAACTTGCGGCTGCTTTAGGTGATAATCCCAACTTTTCTACTACTGTAACAACATCAATAGGAACAAAACTTTCAAAAGATAGTAATCTTTCTGATCTAACAAATGCTTCAACGGCAAGGACAAATTTAGGTGTTGATTCAGCGGGGACAGATAATTCTACAAATGTAACGCTTACTTCAGTATCAGATAACTATTTAACTTTAAATAATCAAGAAATAACTTCTGGTATTGTGCCAATTTCACTTGGAGGGACTGGTAGGTCAAGTTTAAATAACTTTATTTCTTTAGGAAACCACACAACAGGAAACTATGTTTCAACAATCGGGGATGCGGGAAATTCTAGAATAACTATAAATGGTTCTGGTTCTGAAAGTTCTAATGTAACGCTTGATATTAGTAACAATGCAATTGGACTTGATCAGATGAGTGGAATAACTCGTGGAAGTTTAATTGTTGGTGATTCAAACAACGATCCAAGTTATTTATCAATAGGAACAGCAAATAAAGTTTTAATCAGCGACGGAACAGATACAGTTTGGTCACAAGTAACAAATGATATGCTTTCTGGATCAATCCAAAATAGTAAATTAAGTAATAGTTCTATAAGTATTGGTGGTGTAACTTTTAATTTAGGAGATAGTATTTCTGCTCCAGAATTAGATTTAACAAATTCAACAAACTATCAAACTGTAAATTTATCAGGAACAATAACAAATACACAGTTAGCCGGTTCTATCTCAAATGATAAACTTGTATCTTCGTCTATTACTATTAATGCTCAAGAAGGACTAAATACTGGTGGATCGGTAGGTTTAGGAGGTTCAATAAATATTGGTGTAAATGTAGACGATAGTAGTATTGAAATAAACAATGATTCTTTAAG